TGCCAGACGCCAAGTTTATTCCGAAGTTGGACATCCGTTGCTTGCCGTTGTCGGGTTCTGTCACAATGTCGGTTGCGTCTGACGGTGGAGACTTCTACGATTTTGCGACCCTTTCAACTTTGAACGTGAAAGAGAAAACGTTTGACGGGTTGGAAGACAAGATTTTTGAGGCAGAAATCAAGGTGACCCTTACCCGTGCTGCTAGTGCTACGACAGGTCCGACGCTGACCCGTTGGATGGCTAGGGCTTATGCCGCCCCGCTACGATCCCAAATCTTCTCCGTACCCCTCATCATGCACCACAAGCTGTCTATCAACGGGCGGGAGTATTGGCAGGATGTGGACGCCGAACTTGCCTATCTGCGGGACTTGGTGGAAACCCCCAGGGTGGTCACCTATCAGGAGAACGAGGAAACGTTTGCGGTGGTGGTGGAGAACGTGCAGATGCAGATAGCCCAAGTGGTGAACGCTCATCGGGCTAACGATTTCGAGGGGACTGCTATCGTGGTTATGCGTAGTGTAAGATGATGAGCCGATGGCAGCAGTAACACGTAGACAGTACAAGGGCGCAGCCGCCCAGACGACGATCACGAACGCTTTGGCGTCTGGTGATACGTCGGCTACACTCGCGGCAACTACTGGTTGGCCGTCCGGTGCTGAGCCGTTCTTTGTTGTTATTTCGCCTGGGACTGCGAGTGAGGAGAAGTGCAGCGCCACGATTTCTGGGTCGGTGTTGACTCTTACTCGTGCGCAGGATGACACGACTGCTCAGTCTCATGCTTCGGGTGCGACGATCTATCCGGTTTTCTCGGCTGATGATGCTGATGAGGCGAACTTTTTGGCGTCGAGGTACACGGCGAAGGGTGATGTGGTGGCGTTCAATGGGACGACGGTTGCTGCGTTGGCGGTCGGTGCAAATGATTTGGTGTTGACGGCTGATTCGGCGGAAGCGACTGGGCTAAAGTGGGCTGCGCTTCCTGCGGGGGCAGATGTTCTCCAAGTACAGGTATTCAGTTAGGATAGGTAACACATGGCAACATACAGCAAAGTCAAGTTGAGTGGTTCGACCGATGGTCGTGGTGTCAAGGTTGCGGCTACCGCGACGGCTGGTACGACGATTCATACTGGTTCAACGACCGCGACAACCTACGATGAGGTGTGGTTGTATGCCGTGAACACTTCGGCTTCGAGTGTCAAGTTGACGATTGAGTGGGGTGGCACTACGTCGCCGGATGATCTCATCGAGTTGACTGTTCAGCCTGAGGCTGGTTTGGTGACGATTGCTCCTGGGCTTCTTATCAAGGGTAATGCGACTCCGCTGGTGGTGAAGGCGTTTGCTGCTACTGCTGACGTGATTACGATTCACGGGTTCGTCAATCAGATTACGGTGTAACTGATGGCTACGGCTCGTCGGCAACTTGGGTATGTGTCATCACTAACGACACAGAGCGTGTTCGTTGAAAGATACGGTGTTGCTACGGGTGGTTCATCTTCGTCTATCACGGTGGGCGGTCAAAACTACACGCTTCTCACCTTTACTTCATCGGGTACTTTGACGGTCACATCGGGTGGACTGTTTGACATTGTTGTGGTTGGTGGCGGGGGTGGGGCATTTGCCGCCGCAGGGTGGGGTACGGGTGGTGGTGGTGCTGGTGGCGTGGTTCAACTGAACAAGGTTTATCTGAACGCCAATGCGGTCATTCAGATTGGTGGTGGCGGTTCTTCAACTTTTGGTGGGAATAATACGGGGAACATTTCGGGTGTGTATCTTGGTGTTGGTCAAGGCTCAATAGCGGAAGCGGGCGGCGGCGGTGGCGGAAATTATTTTGGCGCAAACATCAACGGTGCTTCTGGCGGTGGCGGTAGTGCTAATACTGCTGGTTCGGCAAGTGGTGGTTTGGCGTTTGTTGATACTTACAGCGGCTACAACGGTGGTGCTGGTGGCGGTGCAACAGGAACGGGTGGCGGCGGTGGCGGAAAGACATCTGCTGGTTCGGCAAATGTCGGTACTGTTGGTGGTGCTGGCGGTAACGGAATAGATGTTTCGGTTTGGCTTGGTCAATCGGCTGGCACTACATACAAGGCTGGCGGTTCTGGTGGCGGTGGAACTACGGGTGGTGCGGCTGGTCTTGGCGGTGTTGCTGGTGGAACAAGCGCAGGCATAAATGCGCCAGCAAATAGCGGTTCTGGTGGTGGCGGTGGATACAACACCACCACTACGGGCGGTAATGGCGGCTCTGGCATTGTGTATGTAAGGTTCTTGGTGTAACGATGGCACATTTCGCAAAGGTTGATAATGGCATTGTCTCGCAGGTCATCGTCGTGTCTAACGGTGATGCGCCTACGGAAGCCGCAGGCAAAGCGTTCATCGCCAGCATCGGACTCGCTGGTGAATGGGTGCAAACGTCGTACAACTCGAATCCGATCGAGGGCCAGGATCGTGGGAAGTATGCCGGTATCGGTGACATTTGGGATGGGTCGCAGTTCGTTGCGCCTGTTAGTGAGGTAGTGGAATGACCCGTTCGTATTTGGGTTATGTGTCATCGCAAACAACGGACACGGTGAACATCATGGGGTACGGTGTGGCGACGGGTGGTTCGTCGTCGTCTATCACGGTTGGTGGTGTGAACTACACGCTTCTGACCTTCACGGCAACAGGTACTTTGACGGTGACGAAGGCTGGACTATTTGATTATCTGGTTGTCGGCGGCGGTGGTGGCGGCGGAGGCTGTAACTCAGCGGAAACACTTGCCGCAGGTGGCGGTGGTGCTGGTGGGGTCATAGAAGGAACTCTGTATCTATCAGCAAATGCGGCTATCACCATCGGTGGTGGTGGCACAGGTGCGACAAGTGCTGGTTATGGTGTCACCAGCACATCATCTAGCATTGGCAACTTCGTAAATGCCGCAGGCGGCGGTGGCGGTGGTGGTCGCAACTCAGGTGGCGCATCTGTGGCTGGTTCATCGGGCGGCTCTGGCGGCGGGCAAACGGGTTACAACCCCGGCAACAATAGCGGTTTCGCGTCACAAGGAAACGCCGGTGGCACGTCGAATAGTAACACGGCGGGCGGCGGTGGTGGCGGCTATGGTGCTGTTGGCGGTAACGGTTCAAGCACAACGGGCGGTGCTGGTGGCGCAGGCTACGATGTTGGAACATTTACGGGTGGCGCATCGCTGTTCAAGGCTGGTGGCGGTGGCGGTTCTGGTTCAACAGGTGGCTCTGGCGGCTCATCGGTTGGTGGTGCTGGCGGCGGCAACGCAAACGGTACAGCCGCAAGTGCGAACACGGGTGGTGGCGGTGGTGCTGGTGGAAACGGCTCAACGTCAACGGCACGCAACGGTGGCAATGGTGGCTCTGGCATCGTCTATGTAAGGTTCAAGGTGTAATCGTGGCACACTTCGCAGAAGTTCGGAACGGCTCAGTCACACAAGTAATCGTCATCAACAACGACGATTGCGGCGGCGGAAACTTCCCTGCGTCAGAAGCCGCAGGTCAAGCGTTCATCGCATCGCTAGGTCTCGCAGGCGAGTGGAAGCAGACTTCGTACAACGCCAACTTCCGTGGCTCTTATGCTGGTATCGGTTTCACTTATGATGCGGTGAACGACGTATTCGTAGCACCGGCCCCCGTCGACGAAAACTAATCAAGCGGCAACTCGTCGTCACCCCACAACGACAACAACCACAACAAACCAGCAGCCAGAACTACACCCACGCCCACGAACAGGCATAGAAATACGCCTGCGCCAAGTGCTAGTCTTTCAATCATGACAAAGAAGCGTACCTCAAAGCCCAGCGTCAAAGTCGGCATCACCCATCAGCAATGGCAGATGTGCCTCTCCTACCTACGCTCGGCACTTGGAGCCGTCGTAGCCGTAGTCGCCACTCTCGACTACGAACCGATGGACTTGGCCAAAGCGTTCGTCGCAGCCCTCATCCCACCCGTCCTGCGCTGGATCAACCCGAACGACCAGGCTTTTGGACGTGGCTCGGAAGCGTAAATACACAGGTACCAGCGACGGAGCAGCCCCAGGCAAACGGGCTGGCACAGAGGAGTTCGTCAAACAGGTAGCCAAACTTACGGGCGGTGCGTTGTGGAACAACGGCACGTGGGTCGTGCGCAACAAGCGCGGTAAAGAATCGTTGTCCGTTCATGCCACCGGCAGGGCAATGGACTTGTCCTACCGCAAGACTGGCTCCAAAGGTAAGCCAGATGGCAGAGAACGCGCACGGGAACTAATCAAACTTCTCGTAGCGAACAACGAAGAACTCGGCATCGAGATGATCCTCGACTACTTTCCCACACCACATGGACGTGGCTGGCGTTGCGACCGGCAAGCTTGGACCAAGTACACACGCCACACGATCACGGGTGCCCCAGGTGGCGACTGGATACACATAGAAATCTCACCCAAAATGGCGGACTCACCACAGGCAGTGAAGGCTGCTTTTGCTAAGGTGAAACAGATTTGAAATGGACATGGCCACCGCAAGCATCATCGTCGCTACCATTACGGCGGTCGGTGGAATCATCGTCGCGGTAATCAACAAGTTCCGCAAAGAAAACCACGACGATCACGCCTATGTGCGGGGTCTTCTCACCATGCTCTACAAGTCCCAGAACCGTATCGAACATAAAGTTGACCGAGTTGACGAACGGCTCACCCGTCACATAGAGTCACACGCATCGGAGGGGATGCTTGACAATGGGCGAACAGTACACCAAGATGGAGTTGAAACAACTAGCCAAGTTTCTTAGGAAGGTCTACCCAGGCGTCGGGGATCAAGACGAGCTGTGGAACCTGATTGAGAAAACAGAACAACTCGTAAAGGGGAAACATGCAACCATCAACCGCAGGCGCCGAGATACTGACTGAGGCATACAACCTCATCACTGGTCAACGCCAAAACGATTACGACCATCCGCTAGAGGACTATTCGCGCACAGTCGACATCTTCCGAGCCATCACCGGAATCAACCTGAGCGCAGAAGAAGGCATCCTGTTCATGATCTGCGTGAAGTTCTCACGGTTCGCCAATGAACTACAGAACGGTCTGAACGTACCCGACAATCTTCGGGA